GCCGCACGCTACTGCCAGCTCATCATGAAGGAGCAGAAGGAAGGGAAGGACTTTAAGGAAATCGACCTGCTGGCGCGCCAGTCCGAGCGCCACGCCCGGATCGGTAAATTCAGCAACGGCGGCAATGAAGCGGACCTGAACCCGAACGTGGAGAACCGCAACAAAGGCCCGCGTAAGCCCCCGGAAAAGAACCTTTTCAGCGACGAACAGATTGAGAAGCTACAGGAAATTTTCCACAGATCGATGTTCGGCTATCAGCGGCAGTGGTGGGAAGCCGGTAATAAGCACCGCATCCGCAACGTGCTTAAATCCCGCCAGATTGGCGCCACCTTTTACTTTGCCCGCGAGGCGCTGATCGATGCGCTGACAACCGGGCGCAACCAGATATTTCTGTCGGCCAGCAAGGCGCAGGCGCACGTCTTTAAGCAGTACATCATTGAGTTCGCAAAAGAGGCGGACGTTGAACTGAAGGGCGATCCGATGACGCTCAGCAACGGCGCGTGCCTGTACTTTTTAGGTACCAACGCCCGCACCGCACAGAGCTATCACGGCAATCTGTACCTGGATGAATATTTCTGGATTCCGAAATTTCAGGAACTCCGCAAGGTGGCGTCCGGCATGGCCCTGCATAAGAAGTGGCGGCAGACCTACTTTTCCACGCCGTCCAGCCTGACGCACAGCGCCTATCCGTTCTGGTCGGGTGCGCTCTTTAACCGGGGCCGTGCGAAGTCGGACCGCGTGGACATCGACCTGACGCATCCGAACCTGTCGCCGGGCCGCTTCTGCGATGACGGCCAGTTCCGCCAGATTGTCACCGTGGAGGATGCGGTACGCGGCGGCTGTAACCTGTTTGACCTCGATCAGCTGCGCCTGGAATACAGCCCGCCGGAATACCAGAACCTGCTGATGTGTGAATTCGTGGATGACCTCGCGTCTGTCTTCCCGCTGCAGCTGCTGCAGAAGTGCATGGTGGACAGCTGGGAAGTGTGGAAAGACGACTTCGAAGCACTGGCGCTGCGTCCGTTTGGCTGGCGTGAAGTCTGGATCGGGTACGACCCGGCGAAGGGCACGCAGAACGGCGACAGCGCCGGGTGCGTGGTCATGGCACCGCCCGCCGTGCCGGGCGGTAAGTTCCGCATCCTTGAGCGGCATCAGTGGCGCGGGATGGACTTCCGGGCGCAGGCTGATTCCATCAAAAAACTGACGCAGCAGTATAACGTGACCTATATCGGCATCGACTCCACCGGCGTCGGCCTGGGCGTTTATGAAAACGTAAAAGCGTTTTTCCCGGCGGTGAAAGAGTTCGTCTACAACCCGACCGTAAAAAACGCCCTGGTGCTGAAGGCGTTCGACATCATCAGCGGTGGGCGGCTTGAGTTCGACGCCGGACACCTCGACATCGCGCAGTCATTTATGGCAATCCGCCGCGCCACCACGGCCAGCGGCAACCGCCCGACCTACGAAGCCAGCCGCAGCGAAGAAGCCAGCCATGCGGATTTAGCCTGGGCGGCCATGCACGCGCTGGCAAACGAACCGCTGCAGGGTGAATCCGCCCATACACGCAACATCATGGAGATTTTTTAAATGAGCAAACGCAGGAACCGCACGCGCACGCAGCCCGTGCCGGAGCAGATGACCGGCGGCCCGGTGGCGGAAGCGTTCACTTTTGGCGACCCAATCCCGGTACTGGACCGCCGCGAACTGCTGGACTATGTGGAATGCGTAGTGATGGACAGGTGGTATGAACCGCCGGTAAGTTTTGACGGGCTGGCGCGCACGTTCCGCGCCGCCGTACATCACAGCTCGCCGATCAACGTGAAGCGAAACATTCTGACCAGCACCTTCATCCCTCACCCGCTGCTGAGCCAGCAGGCGTTCAGCCGGTTCGTGCAGGACTATCTGGTGTTCGGCAACGCTTATCTGGAGAAGCGCACTAACAGGCTCGGCGGCGTTTTGGCACTTGAGCCGGCACTGGCAAAATTCACGCGACGCGGCACAGATTTGGACACCTACTGGTTCGTGCAGTACGGCATGAACACGCAGCCTTACGAGTTCACTGGAGGCAGTGTGTTTCACCTGATGGAGCCGGATTTAAATCAGGAAGTTTACGGCCTGCCGGAATACCTTTCGGCGATCCCGTCTACCCTGTTAAACGAGTCGGCTACACTGTTCCGCCGTAAATACTATCTTAACGGCAGTCACGCCGGGTTCATCATGTACATGACCGACGCAGCGCAGAATCAGGAAGACGTGAACAACATCCGCCAGGCAATGAAAAGCGCCAAGGGGCCGGGTAACTTCCGCAACCTGTTTATGTACTCGCCGAACGGAAAGAAGGACGGGATTCAGATCATCCCGCTGTCCGAAGTGGCGGCGAAGGATGAGTTTCTGAACATCAAAAACGTGAGCCGTGACGACATGATGGCCGCGCACCGCGTACCGCCGCAGATGATGGGGATTATGCCGAGTAATGTTGGGGGATTTGGGGATGTTGAGAAAGCCAGCAAAGTATTTGTTATGAACGAATTACTACCATTACAAAGTAAAGTCGCACATCTCAACTCATGGATAGGTGAAGAAATAATTAAATTCAAAAACTACAGCTTAATATAAAAAATGATTTGAGGGCCTGCAAATGGCCCTTTAAGATTAAAATCCAAGCTCTGCCCTTATCGAAGGATATTTTTTCATTAAACGAACATCTGTTAGCAAATGCCACCTCCAGAACACAGAGAACGGATAGGACACCGCACACATTGGTCTGATTTTGTCTTTTGCCTCGATTATTTCAGCTGCTGTACTTCTGTTACTAACAAGTTGCATTCTCCAACCTGTAAAATAGAACAATTCTTCCTGTAACATTTCCATGAGGTTAGCTTTACTAATTCCTCTAAGTCCCGTACTGGTCGAATTAAAACACTCATTTAGAAGCCTGACAGTATTGATTACTTGTCTACTTGGCCTTTTTTTTCTAGGGTACACTTGCACGCCGCTAGTAATTGCGTTTCCAGCAACATGAATTATTTCAGCAAACACATCAATATGTTTCGTACAATCCAACAAATCTAAATGAATGTCACTCTTGATACTATTACAGCGCCCACATGAAAGAAAAAGATTCCCCCAATCATATTTAATACTATCGACACCACGATGAGGGATGAAATGCTCAATTTCTGGATCCATCAAGTTACCTTGCTCACAAAGATAACATTTACCGTAAAAAATATTTTCCAATGCACTTACTACAGAACGATGGTTATAAACATTTCTCGATAAACACTGCGGAGCAGGAACATTTCTAGTGACATTGAACATATCATTCCGCCTCGCTAAAGTCTAAAAACTTACTTTTAGCAATCATAAGAGCTGATTTCGAGGAATTATCTAACGAATCTATATTTTTACTTAAAACATCCAGCAACTCCGAAAACCTATTGTTGAAGTTATTATTATCTGTCAAGACCATCAGCTCCCTCATCAACTCCAACAGCTTATCAGATGATACATCTTCTCCTAACAGACCTTTAATTATTGATGTATAAGAATATAGGGAAAGATCCTCCATTTGCTCCAATGTTGACAAATTAAATATTACTGCATCCGATACTGACTGTATTACAAAAGGAGAGTGTGTAGATATAATAAATTGCATTTTTGGAAATGATGAAGAAAAGAAGCTAAAAACTTTCTTTTGTAGAGTAACGTGGAGGTGTGCGTCAATTTCATCGATCAGAACGATACCTGTCATATCATCTTTAAGGATTTTATCGAGTTCAGCCTTAATTAACAGATCCGTATAGATTGAAAGAATCGAGGAAAAACCAGATGATAGCTTATCTAATCCGAATGGTTCCTTGTCATCTTGCAATAGATATATCTTAAGCTCTTCTAAATTAAAATCCATCCTTATACTTTCATCTTCGAATAAAGATTTAAGATCTTTATCAATGCTTCTTATTGTGCTAAACACCCTCTCGGAATCGCTATCATTCCCTACACCTTTATTTACTAATGCATTATTCCACAAGGTTACAATATACCTTTCAAAAAACATACCCGCTTCAATCTTGAAATTGTTTTTTTGTGCTACTGCATATTCTTCAAGTAATGATTTTAAACTACTAATCTTCCCATCATTAACTATGTTGGCCTCTCTGATAGCAGGGAAAAATCTTACAATAGAATTCCTCTCCTTAATGGATATTCTGAATTCAACAAGATCATTATATATGACATCAAAGTTATCAAACTCAACAAGTGTTTCTTCTAATCTTTTTATCTCACTATTTAAGAAGTCATAATTCCCTGCGCCTCGCTGAGTGTATCTCAGTTGATCTTTATAATTATTAATTTCAACATTTATTTGTTCAGAAGTGTGGAGATTGTGCGACGAAAGAGAAGTAACAATAAAATCATATATCCTCTCTAATAACTTAGTCTTACCAGAACCATTATTTCCCGATATTATAAGATTCTTACCTTTTAATATCAGTTCATTAAACTCATCGTTTTTTCTAAACTTAATATTATCAACAAAATATTTCATATAATTTCAATCCATTTCATGGGAAGTGCTATATTATTCCATCGCACGACTGCTTTCACCTTTTTTTACTTTTATGTTCCAGCGCGCGCTCGTAGCCCCGCCACGCCTGCCCGCTTTATGCAGCGGTTTTCATGCAGGTGCATGGCATATACAAAGGCCCGCCAAGACTGGCGGGCCTGAGCATCAGAGATCCTTTTGGGATCATGCGATTTCATGCAGCATGGTCATGCACTTAAGGCTCGCAGTTATGTTGGGCCTTTTATCATTCAGCCTGATTCATTGAAAGGCTGTATTCATGCTTTCGCAGACGCGCCATTAACTCATCTGTGAGTTCGGTAACCCACTCAATTGCCATGCGTTTTTCTTGATCACTACAATCACTGACAGCAACAAGTTTTAAAAAGAAATCAATACGCTGAAGCTTCACCGACTCCAAAAGATAGTCCTGCATGTTCCCTCCTCTGCTTACAACTACTGTTTATGCATACAGTATAGAAAATCCAACCGGAATTGAAACTATTTTTATGTATCAATGGGATTGATCTGAACCTTGTCAGTTCAGAATGGTTCTTCCTGTAGTCTGCCGTTCCGGTAGAAAAGCCGCATTCCAGCACCTGCATTGAGGCTACAGCCCTTAAGCAACAGCCCAACTTCATATTCATCACTGTTAAAACCCCGGGCTTTTAGTTCCAGCTCTAACCGTCGACGCTGCTGCCCCGTACAGTTATTGACAGAACTCCAAGGGGCGGCAATGCCGCCAGAAAAACCAGCCTCCGCTGTCGCTTCGGCCAATTTAGAGACCTTTTCCCATTTGACCTGGCGCGTCATGACTTCTGAATCCGGCACCATTGGCGAATAGATACCCTGCACCCGCTGAACATCTTCGCCGTACTCATTGCCCATTTCGGTAAGTTCGTAGCAAAGGCGGATCACTAAATCCTCACG